TAGTTTCTACTGCAACCTTCTTTAAATCTTCAAGAGTATGTTTTAGTGTAGCATTTTTAGGAGATAACCAAGGGCAATCAAGAATACCTGTTAGGGAAACTCCTAACAATCTCTCTTCTTCTGTATTGGTTTTCCATATCCTACGTAAATACTTGAAGTTAGTAAGAGTAGATTGAAATGTACCAAGTATAGTAGCCATACGTACCTTTTCTCTTAATGAATCTATGCTATCAGTCTCACGTGCAACAACTTCAGTAAGGTTACAGAACTGATAAGGTCTAAGTATGATTTCACTACAAGGATTACACCCAAACTCGTGGTCAATCTCACGTCTACCATTCTCACTAGCTTTCTTCTTAGCCGCCTTACGATTAAAGATACCACGTTCACCTGACTTAGATTCATACAAAGCCGTCCACTCTCGCATGAATGTACCCATGTCAGGCTTACCTTTGAATGCTACAGAGTTGTTAGCTAATGCTCTCTGTCCTTCATTCTCCCACCATTGACCTGACTTAGCATGTCTCATTTGGTCATCACCTAAGTTAGATAAAGATATCAATGCAGACCTACGTACTCCACCTACAACTACAACCTCACCAATCTTACACATAATATCGTGACACTCAATAGGGTATAGTCTTCTACCTTTAGCACCTTCAAACTTCTGAATACAGAATCTGAATAGTTCTTCTAGTGGTGCAGGTCCTGATGCTCTACCACCAAATGTTTTTAGTCTAGCACCTGCAGGTCTTACCTCTGATACATCCCATGTAGGTATCTGCCCTGCATAGAGTAAGGATATCATCTCTCTTAATGCACGTGCCCAACCAGGTCTGCTATCAGCTACCTTAATTATTGTAGATGACTTCTCAAAATGCTCATTAACTACAGGTAATTTATCTACACACTCTCTTTCAACAGAGAATCCTACACCTGTACCGCACATAAGTATGTACATACATTCATCAAATGAACGTGGACTATCTACAGGTATGTAGCTACAGTTATAACCACCTACGTGACACCTGTCTAAAGCTGGTCCTGCAGTCATTAAAGCTCTCATGCTAGGCATTGTACCTAAATTCATTATCTGCTCTGCAAGCTTATCTTTTAAGGCTTTAGTCAGGGTATATGAATAGTTTTTTTGGAGGTGGTTAGACATGTAATCAAAGTATCTTTCTACAGTCTCTCCCCAATTCTCTCTTCTTTGTTCCTCATCCTTCCACCTAGCATAGCGAGAGAGTGCTATAAAGTTTTGGTAGTCGGTCGGTAAATAGTTTTGCATCATTATATCTCCTCACTAACTAATTTCATATTGTTTATTCTAATACCTTCTATTTCGTGGAAAGTTTCCCTTATGTATTCTTCTATCTCATCACTAACCATGCCATCAGCAGGTACAGCATATTCATCAGGGTCGATAGAGATAGTCATCATAATCTTAACTTTTATCATCGTGAACCTCTATAAGTTTATTAAGATACCACTGTGCTTTCTTGAGGTCTTCTATACCATTCTTATATCTGTATCTCCATATGTATTTAACTATGTTACCCTGTAAGTAATAATCAAACCCATCCACTAACATAGCTTCTAAGGCATCAATGGTTTCAATACCTGCTTTGTTATAGTGACTAGGACTATTAACCATATCTTCTTCCATTTGCTTTCCCCTTTCTATTCTACTTGTACTATTTTTAATAGTGATTGTCAATGCTTAGTTGATTCTTTTCCAAAAGAAATATGTATTACATTATCATCTGTCTTTTCTATCTTATTAGATACAGACTTTGAAGGTATATCAAACACATCTTCAATAGGTAAATGCTTATCTGCTTCTTGCTCAACAGCATCTCTAAATATTTTATTGTGTTCCATTAGAGGAACAGTAGCACATATCTGCCTAGTAAAATTTAACATGGATTCAAAGTCATCATCATTTAATGGGTTATTTTTACCGACCATTATATTTAATGACACATCTCCTGTCCAACCTTTAGCGTCTATATGAGGTTTTATTTGTATAACAAAGTCTTCATCGTCTAAATATTTATCATTAATCATTTTAATCTCCTTATTCTTTTTCCTGTAAACTTGATTAGTTTAGGATGTTTGTTTTTTCCCTTTTCTTTTAGCCAATCTTCAGGGATTATTCTATCATAATACCTAAAGCCATACTTGTTACACCACTGACCATACGTGGACTTAGCACCTTTACTAAGCTTGCGTTTACTATTCTCAAAGACAAATCTAATATCTAATTTTGGATGTTGCGTCTTGATTGCTAGGTGTTTTCTTCTATCCGCAGCCAAGAACCTTCCCTTTGTCTCTATAATAATTCCGTTGTTTAATATAAAGTCAGGGGTATAGGTTCGGTAAGCTAAGTCTTCCCATTCAATCTTAATACATTCGTAACCATAATCATGTTTACGTTCTTCAAGATACACAGAAACCTTATGTTCTAAACCACTCCTATACCCATGCTTTAAGGCTGCACGATAAGCCTTATGAGGAGACACTTAGAAGTTTCGCCACGAGATAAATGGGTTGCTATATGAATAGGTATTAGTATACCCTAAGTTCTTTAGCTCTTCCTTTACTGCTTCATCTGCGGCTTTCCTAGCTTCTATGGCATCACGTAAACCTGCAGTACGCATGTCACGATACTCTTTCTTTGCTTCAGCTAGTTGCTTCTCCATCTCTTCAATATTAGCTTTTAACTCATCTAATGATTTACTCATGCTACTCTCTCCTTTCCTAGTTGTATGTACTGAACCATCTTTGGTTCTCTTGCTGATGACTTCTGTGCAGGTAACTCTTTCAAAGTTTCCCAACACGTATATCTGAAGTCACAAAAGTTACAGTTCTTGTTAAGAACTAGATTACCTGTAGGCTTACCTCTAAACGTTTCTTCTTCTGGTTCAAAGCACCTTTCTAATTCTTTAGAATTAGCTTTCTCAACAGTCTTCTCGATGCTATCTAAGACACTAGTTGTATCTGCATTTTTAGCTGACACGTATTTGAACTGTCCGTTGGACTTGTTCACTACCCACCAACCGCCTATGTTTTTACCACTTGCTTTCGCATACCCAACGAGTTGACCTACGTAACCAAAGCTATCACCTTTAGATAAGGATTCAAAGGACTCAAACTTATTTCTATAAGACCAATCGGATGCAGATTTAATATCGTCAACACAATCGTCTAACACTAAGTCATAAGTTCCCTTTACATTGACACCATTCTTTAGAGGTAATGTAACTTCTTCACTATCTTGATAATCTATCTTGGCTTCTTTCAGCAGTGCTTTAAATACAGCTTCGACTATATCACCTATCATCATAGTCATCAAGAAGTTATTACCTTTAGGTAAAGCTTTTTCAGGATGATTCTTTTCAAACCAAAGCTGACAAGAAGGTTTACCTATGTTAGACATACGTAATTTAAAATCCTTCCTGTCATTCTTTGAGCCGAACTGACGAACCATAGCTTCCTTTATATCGGATGCTACACCTTCAATAGTCTCCATAGACATCTGCTTCTTAGATGCAAGAATATCTTCTAGCAACTTATATATCGCCAACTCAGCACGGTGGTTCATTAGCTTGCATCCACTTCTACAAAGTCTTCGACTATGTCTTTCATGTCTTCGTCTGCTCTACTTCCGACATTGGAATCCCACTCGTTAACTATGTATTGATTATAGTTATGTATCCATGAGATAAAATCTCCAAAGATAACTTGGTCTTCATCTGAAGTTTCGATAGTACTAGATACGTCTAGTGTAGCTACAGGTAGATAGAAAGAATTACCGTTAGGTAACTTACGTTCTTGAGTTTCTAATCCAATATAATGTTGTATTGGTAGTCTTCTTAAGTCAGCTAACTTGGCAAAAGGTTTACCTACATCTTTGAATGCATCACGATTATCTATCTCCCATATAAAAGGAGTAGTCTCAAACGAAATGCTTTCTCCCTTTGCATTATAAGGCTCTAATAAATCTACTAAACCAAAGATAACACGAACCCTTTTAATCTGTTTAATTAGGTCTTGGGTTTGAGTAGGCAGTGCCTTAAAGTCTTGTATATAACCTGCAGGTTTACCACAATTAAAGCCACCTTGATTATCTTTCAAGTCTAAGTTAAGAGAGTCTGCCATTACTGTCTTATGATAGATGCCCATAGGTTCACCCATCTTTGCATTGACATTTTTAACAAACCTTTTGTACATATATCTTTGCATGAAAGGTCTTATCCTAGCAGACTTACTGTAATAAGTTTCACCATCAGGTATCTCAAGTTTGTAAGTACCACCTTCAACTACCTCTACGTTTACATTCTTACCATTCATGGTAGTCTCTCCCATGATAGGTGAATGGTTTATTCTAAACCTAGGTAGCTGTTGAGTTTTCTTTGTATCAGAAGACTTAGAACTTTCTCCTGCTATACCCATTGCTTTAGCCATTGCTTCGTAGTTGTTTGTATCAATAGTTATTAAATTATTATTATCCATATGTATTGCTCCTTTCTGTGAGTCAAATGTTGTATAGTTATATCAGCTAACATCTTTCGTGTCAAGCCAATTATCACCTATTTTTGCTTCAAGTAATAATGGTACATTAAACTCAATGTTAAACTGTCTCTCAACAATAGATTGAAGATTACTGTTGAGGTGTTTGATAAGATATAATACTTGTTCTATCTCATCAGGATGTATGTCTATTACCACAGAATCGTGTACTGAATTTACAATACAAGACTTATAGTTAGCTAGTAAGTTCTCCATCTTTATTAATACGATGGGAACAATGTCGGCAGTAGCAAAGCTTTGCACAGGATAATTCTTTATCTGTGTGAAAAAGCTTACTGTGCCATTCATTCTTCTTTGTACATCAGGAAAAGAGAACTCTCTGCCTGATGGTGTAGATATCTTGCCTGTCTCTAAAGCTTCTTTAGCCAGTCTGGAATGCCATAACTTGATACCTTTATATTTTTCTGTAAAGTGTTCGTAGTATGCGGCTTCTGCTTTACTTCTTCCGAAGCCTGTAGCTCCGTAGAGTGGTGCAAACGTGTGTGCCTTCGCATCTTGACGAGAAGTCGGTTGACCTGCATCTGTAATAACTTTAGACGTATACGAGTGAACATCAAACCCAGTTGAAACTTCATCCATTGCTACCTTATCTTGTGATAGATATGCCGCAGCTCGGAACTCTAGCTGTGCAAAGTCAGCTTCAAGTATCTTGCCACCTTTCCAACGTGATACGAATACCTTCTTAACAGGAAACGTACCACCTCTAGGCATATTCTGCATATTAGGGTCAGCACCACTGAATCTACCTGTGGCTGTCCTGTGTTGTAGTAATCTCACATGAAGCTTACCATCAGTTTTAACGTGTGCCTTTATACCCTCTACAAAAGAACTTAGATATGAATCTAAAGCTGATAAACGTTTAACATCAGTCAAGAAATTGACAGCATCTTTCATGTTGTTACGTTTAGCTAGGTCTTGTAGTATATCTAAGTTAGTCTTAGAAACACCAAAACCATTAGCGGATACCCATTTAGAATTTGGTGCTTTAAATTTTAGTCCTGCGATTTCTCTAAGGGAAGTAAAAGTATAACCACTAGAACCACAAGGAATGCAATTATTTTGATTAGCGAATGGAGTTCCATTTTTTCTTACCTTTCTTATCTTACCTGTACCATTACACTCCCTGCAAGAGACAGCTTTTGTTTTAAATACAATGCTTGAGTTCTTGGATACGACCTCATTGAAGTGAGACTTATCCATGTACGGAGTAAAAGCATTAGACCACATTGTTTTATCGTGTGGTTTTCTACTATATATAACCCAAGACATCTGCTCTGGACTATTTAAATTAATAGGTGTGTCACCCATTAGATTTCTAATCTGAACCTGTAGTCTTTTCTCTATCTCTAGCTTCTCAGACTCAAACTGAAACCTAACCTCTTCTAGCTTATCTTCATCCACAGCAAACCCTGTGTTATATATGTGAGCAAGGGTGACACATACCCTATTAGTTAATACAACACACTCCATTAAGTTGTGGTCTGTAGTCAACAGCCTTCTATATATTCTATCTGCTAACTGCTGTGTTGCATGTAAGTCTGCTGATAAGTACGAAGACAATTCTTCAGGTGGTATTTCGTCAACACCAATACCTTGCTTAAAGTATTCCTTCAAGGTGTCCTGCTTCCTTGTGTCTAACTCATACCTTTCAGCACAAGCTTCTAGTGACAATGGTTCTTTCTGCCCACGTTGCAAGACATATTCGCCTAGCATTGTATCAAATACAGGACCATCATACTTGAAGCCACACTCCCATAGCCACATTAAATCATATGCTATGTTGTGTCCTATTAATATAGTAGCTTCATCCAAGTGTGCTTGTACACCACTGAAGTCATCTCTATATAAATATTCTTCTCCTTTATCTGTCAAACATCCAACCATGACAAGCTTATTGTCAGGCTCAAATGGGTCTAGATACATCTTGCCATCACGTTTGGTGACAGTGTTTTCTACATCTATTGTAAGTTTCATATCTACTCCTCTATGCTGTGAATCTAGCTATTCTGTAATCAAGATTACAATTAATCATACCATGCCACCCTGTTACTTTATTCTTAACAACATTAAGATGCCTTAAAGTTGATTGTTCGTCAACCCCTTCTACCTGTGCAGGTTGTCCAATCAATATCATTAGGTCTGCTTCAGCAGCTTTACCTGTACGTGAGCCTTCCATCATAGCTTGATTAAGGACTTGCCTACCTTCTGCTTCAGCATTTAGCTGAGACATATAGAATACAGCACAATCATATGTCTTGGCTATCTGCCTAGCATATATAGCATTAGCTTTTAGTTGTTCGTCTTGTCTACTGTAAGTACCTGAAGCAAACTTATCTCCCATATCAAGGACAACTATGTCAGGTCTCTCTGACTTACACATAGTTTCAACCCATGACATATCTTCTCCACTAACATCTTTAATCTTCACGTTCTTAGTTACTTCTTGGTATATACGTCTAGCTTCCTGCATGTTAGCTTGAATCTTTTCCTTTGGGAAACCAGTAGATGCTTGTATATATCTATAAGCAACTCTGTCGTATGACTCCTCATTACAGAGGACTGCACACTTAGCACCCTGTCTAGCCATACCGCCAGGTCCTACTAACATAGATGCATGGAAGGAAGTCTTACCTGTATTAGGTCGAGCACCTATCTCAACAAGGTATCCTGCATTTACACCTTCCACCTTACGTGCCATCTCAGGTATATTGAAAGTCCACTTCATCTGTACTGATTGTTTAGCCATGATAGCATCAAATGATATATCATCCCACTCAATCTTTGCTTCAGGTAAGAAGTTATCATTATACTTTTCTAGTAAATCACGTAATGGTCTAAGACTTTTTTCTGTACCATTAACATAATCAAACCCTAGATTAGCTATGTCTTCGCCTATTACTTGTTGAAATAGCTTAGACAAAACATCCTGTGCTACATCAGTACCCATAGGCTGTTCACGTTTTACTGTGTTGAACAATGCACTATAGCCTTGCTTCTGTGCAGTAGTCATAGAAGGATTGTTAGCCATGAACAATGCTTCTACCTCATCAGGTGTTACATCTCGTTTATATTTATTCATAGCATAATCAATAGTATGTTTTATTTTCCTAGCATCTTTACTAAATAGTCTGTCAGGACATTTAGAACCACGATGGTCGGTATAAAATTCTTGATTCATTAAGCTACGTAGTAGGGATAGTTCCATATTGGTTCTCCTTTGGGGTTAAGTTAATTAAGTTTTTTATATCGTCTTTCCTCTTATACTTCAAATCATCTTGCAATCTTAGCACCTTAACATCATTTACGTAGGCTCTCAGTTCCTTCGCAAATGCCATCGTCTTGGGTAGAGCATCAGGGTCTAGTGCTATTATTGCTGTTGAGAATCGTGAGAGATACTTCTTGTGAGATTCTGATAATGACGTACCCAATACTGCTACCCCAACATATACTTCACTATCTAAGACTGAAGCACTCACACAATCCTCAACAACTACTGCGACCTTACCATGTCCTGAAACAAAAGGCAAGTCACTTTTTCCATATCGTTTCCATTTAGGTATTCTTTTTCCTAGTGACCTACCATTGGCATCAACAATTCTACCTTCATGTATGACAGGAAATACAACTCTATGCTCCTTCACATCATACATAAGTCTATCATTAGGTATACCATAGTAACTTTCTCCATCGTAAGGTACAATGTACTCAGGTAATACGAAAGGTTCACTATTCTTTTCACTAACCTGTGCATATTTTTTTATGTCTTTAATAGACAAAGGCACACGTTTAGAGCCTGATAATTGACAAGAAGACTTATAACAATTCCATAGCATCTGACCCATGTTGTTAGTAACAGTAAATGTTTTGTAACCATTACAGGATGGACAGTTAAGTCTTTTACTTTCTCCTATATCTATATCTAAATCATTAATGTACATATTAATATTCATATATCACTCTCCTTGTCGGCATTAACTGCTTGTACCATGACTTTTTCGTAATGTCAATGCATTTTCTGCACTAGCATACGTATTTTTCATGTAAGGTTTAACGGACTGTGGATTTGCATGACCTGTAACAGACATAATCTGACCCATAGATACCCCTGCTTCTACCATTTCTGTAGTTCCTGTGCGTCTTAGGTCAGAAATACGTAGGTCATCAGGTAAATTAGCTAAGTCCATTACTCTACGTGCCACTTTTGATAGCCTTTGCATAGTATATGGTGCATACTTACCCCTCATTGGGGTAGGATAAGGTGCAACATAAGACTGAAAGTCATAATCTTTTGCCTGTTGTTTAAGCATTTCTAATAAGTCAAGTGAAATCGGTAGGTGAACTACACTTCTTCTCTTGGACTGTTGCAAATTTAGCACACTTTTATCAAAGTCAATGCTAGAAAACTGCAACATTCTCATATCACCTACCCTTTGACACCATTCGTAAGCCATTTGTACTATCAATCCTATGTTTCTGTACTTAAAATCAGCATAAGCTGCATCTAAAAACTGTACTACCTGCTCCTTTGTCCACACAGTATTCCTAGCATGAGGTGTTTTTCTTTTGTATGTAGAGAATGGATTGCTCTCAGCATAACCCATCTCCATTCCAAATGAATACACCTTACGTGCCACAGATGTGATAGCATTGGCTTGATATATTCCACGACCAAGCCATTGTTCATAGGCTCTTCGAGCTTTTGCTCCTGTCATTTTACTTATCTTTGTACTTGACAAAGTGTTTTCATCTACTTCAGTAGCCAATAAAACTCCTGCACAATATTGATAATCGTGTTTAGTTTTATCAGCTAACACCTTGAAATCATTAGATAAATAATACTTATCTACTAGGTCTTCAATCGTTAGTATTTTCATAATATTTTGTACTCCACATTTTTAGTTGGCTTCTTCCTGATTCTCCTTTAGAAGTAGTTCCATCTGTTATTACTAAGCCTTTTTCTTTTAAAGCTTTATATCTAGCAGTAATCGTACTATATCTATAGTTAGGTAGTGCTTTCAGTACGTCATCAGATATACATCCATCTTTACCAAAGCTATCTATAGCTTGTAACACAATAGACTCCATCTTATTTGTATCAACAGCAAAAGCTGATTGATGACTAGTCACAGGGTCATCATTACGTCTTAATTTAAATGCAGATGTTTTCATTTTACTTCTCCTTACTTTTGTTGAGTAATGCAAGTGATGCACATTCAATACGTTTATTATACTGTAGTTGATAGCCTGTACCTGCACCTAATGATTGCACATCTATCAAGTGTTTGTGGTAGTGTTCTACACTATCCCACTTCTCCTTTAGTTCCCTACATATCTCATCATATTCTGTGTCCTCAATGATAGGTTCATTCATAACATAATATAAATATGAGTGCATGAGATAGTAAGGAACTAACATATTAGGATTTGTTCTCCATATTTGCATTAGTTATACAACAAAGTTAGTTGATATAACATATACTAAATATACAATTGACAAAGCAAATGTCGTATAAAATACTTGTATCATATCTATTCTCCTTTCTATAAACAATCACAAAATGTATTAGTGATAGCCATACCCATGATGTAGAATATGTATAACACAACTATGCCTATCAGTAAAATACCTATTAAAAACAATAACTTATTTAACATCCACATAAACTCTCATGTGGGATGACTCATTCAAACCTTGACCCCAATAGGTAGCACCTGTACCTTTGAGTTCTTCTTTGATGTGTTGTCCACGTACTCTCATCTTGTATGAGTCTTTGTTAAGATACTTCTTCATATTGTCAACAAACTCTTGACCATCTGTGTCATTAGGTATCTCGCTGAATACATAGTTGCAACCCTTCTTGTGTGTTGCTTTCTCGTATTCTCTTTGCCACATACTTGCTCGTTTCTCTAGCGTCTGAATCCTTTTCCAAGCTACGTCATATGCTTCTGCTTTAACAGTAGGTTGTCTATTCACTTCAGCTAAGGCTTCCTTAGTTGCTTCATATGTTTCTCTCTCAACCATATTCATGGCTTTCTCTTTCCACATATCACGTTCTCTTGCTAACTTAGATATATATTCTGCGTCTATTTGCTTTTTCAACATACGTTCTTGATGTCTAAATGCTCTGACTAAATACACAATATCCATGTCAGCAATTTTTATGGGTTCTCCCCTGTGTAAAGATAGATGTTCTACCTCATCTAACTCATGCATATCAGCAGGTAGTTTACCCTCTATTGCTTCTGCTACTTTAATTAATTGTTTTATCTTCATGCTACTTCTCCTTCTAGCCATTGTGGTTTCTGTGTATATTTATACCTAGCAAATCTAAGCTTGTCAACCCTATAAAAATTTCTATATGCTTCAATAGGAAAGAACTCATCTGTCTTCAAGTCATCATGCCCACTAAAACATTGTGGGTGAGGTGTTAAAGGACCACTTGGTATACAATCTATGCCTTTGTATAAGGCGATACTATGCTTACCTGCACCATGCCATTTGCCATACCTTTCGTGGTACTCACATAACATAGAGCAGTATAAGTCATATGCAAATCTATAGTTTTCAATAGTCTCCATTGCCCATAGTGTGCAAGGGTGCTTCTGATGTACAGGTTTGTATAATCCATGCTCCTCTGCATAGTCAGGTGCATGATGCCATAGTGCAGTACATAGCATCTGTGCTTCTTCAAGTGGCATCTTGACTATGTGTTGGTCACACAAAGACTTAGCAATCTCTTGTGGTGTTTGTTCTATAATAAATCTATTCATTAATCATCTTCCTTCTCAAAAAATTGTGACATTATTTCTTCAACCTCATTGACAATCTGCACAAAGTCATCTTCTGTGTATGCCCTTCTGCTCCCATCATCATTGTGTGTTGTTCTATTTGGGAAAGCTC